CCAACTCAAAAATTAGAAATTCATGGAGGTAATGATGTAGGTATTTCTATATTTAACACTACTGCTAACTTTTGGGATATTACAAATGGTTTGAACGGAACTCTTAATTTCATAAGAGGAAGGTCAAATAACTTCATGCAAATAAACCAATTTGGCAATGTAGGTATAGGTACAACAACAATAACGCAAAAATTAGATGTAGCAGGTGGGGCAAGGTTTACAAACGATGTCATAATTGGTGGCGGAGCGGTTGGAGTTAATTCTCTTTTGGTTGCCAAAAATATTACTGGCGGTGTCGATGCATCAGGTATTAGGAGTAGCGGTCAAATACAGAGTGATGTAACGAACAGTGCTTTTATATATCGAGCCATAGTAAATCAGGCTAATTTTGACTTGCCTACATTGATAGTTTATGAATCGAATATAGGTACTATTTCTGGGACAGGAACAAATTTCGTAAATTATAGAGCTGCTGCTACTTCTGCTGGTTTTACGAATGTTTATGGATTTCAAGGTACGATTGCATCTGGAAACAATAGGTGGAATCTATTTATGGTCGGTACTGCACCAAATCACATGGCAGGTAGTTTGGGGATTGGTACAACGGCTTTGGCTGGACATGGAATTAGAAATAGTAAAACAATAACTGGTGGAGCAAGTGGATTTTCTTACGCAAATTTTTCAGATGGGCAAATTCAAAGTGATGTTACAGGGGCTGCTTGGTATTTTAGATCATTTGCGAATACACAACCAACTGCTTTTACTTTACCAGAAATAAGGCATTTTGATGCTACACAAGGAACGATAGGTGCAGGAAGTTCGGTAACGGTTCAAACTGCTTTTTTAGCTGGTAGTACACTTGTTGGGGCTTCATTTGCCAATTATGGTTTTAGAGGTAATATCCCTGCTGGCACTGGACGCTGGAATGCGTTTATGGATGGTACTGCTCAAAGCTATTTTAGAGGAAACGTTGGAATCGGTATAAACAAAACAGTTCCAGCGGTAGAATTAGACGTGGCTGGAACGATTGCAACGACTAACTTTAGGATGACTTCGGGAGCAGCAGCAGGGAGAGTTTTGCAATCGGACGCAAATGGAAATGCTTCATGGGTTACGCTTGATGCAAGCGGTTATTTAGGGACGTGGAACGCAAGCACAAATACTCCAACGATAGCAAACGGAACAGGAGTAGCAGGGCAGTTTTATATTGTAACCGTAGCAGGAACTTGGAATGGCTTAACCTTTGCAGTTGGTGATGAAGTTTATTACAATGGGACTGTTTGGCAACGCATACCAAGTTCATTTACATTGCCAGTTGCTACGGCTTCGATACTTGGAGGTGTAAAAATAAGCACAGGGCTTGCAATTAATGGCACAGGTGATTTGTCGGTGGCTTATGGAGTAACTTCCACAACTGCGGCAGTTGGAGACCATGCACACACGTTTGGAGGTGATGTGAGTGGAAATGGGGGAACAGGCACGATTGCATTGACATTGGCAACAGTTAATAGTAACGTTGGGCAATTTACAAAGGTAACAGTTAATGCAAAAGGGCTAGTTACTGCGGCAACAAACTTAATTGCATCAGATATCCCAACATTAAACCAAAACACAACAGGTTCGGCAGGGTTACTAGCTACTGCAAGAAACATCGCAATGACTGGAGATGGCACTTGGTCGGTTAGTTTTAATGGAAGTGCTGATGTGTCAGGTGCTTTGACTTTGGCAAACGTAGCAACCGCAGGCACTTACAGAAGTGTTACAATCAACGCCAAAGGTTTAGTAACGGCAGGAACAAACCCGACAACTTTGGCGGGTTATGGAATAACGGATGTTTATACCAAGACAGAAACAGACGATACTTTTCACAAAACGGCTGATACAACGGCAGCAACTTTAGAAATTCCTTATGTAAATGTTCTAAGTGCAACACGAAAACAATTAGTTACTTCTGGAATTAAGATTAAACTTGAAGCTGCTTTTGGTGATGGAACACTTGCACAAAATTTAGGTCTTGAAGTTCAAGGAAGAATTAATATTGTTTATGATTCTAATAACGCAGTTTATCTTGGGAAAGATGCTGGGAAACTTGATATAAATACAAATTCAAGAAATACCATTGTTGGTCACTTTGGATTAGATGCATCGGAAACCACAAACACAAACGCAGGATTAGGGTACGAGGTTTTAAGTAATTTAATATCAGGTAGCGGAAACGTTGCTTTAGGTGCTTTTGCTGGTAGAAACGCAGACAGAACTCTTCCATTAACAATATCAACAGATGGTATTTTCATAGGAAGAAACTCAAGACCTTTGGCTGATAGTTCGTTAAATGAAATTGTAATCGGTGCTAATTTAAGAGGCAAAGGGAACAACACTGTTGCGATAGGTGATTCAAGTATTACATATAATTACTTTAATGGTAGTCTTGACTATACAGGTTTATTGTCTATATCTGGAGTAACAGGTACAAGTGGTCAGTTTTTAAAACGTGGTGCATCAAATAATGCTTGGGCTTCAATAGGTCATGCGGACATTAGCGATTTATCAACTTTTATAGGCTTTGATACGAGATACTTTACAGAAACAGAATCAGACGCAAGATTTGTGGCTTTGGGAGGTAGCTATTCAAACCCGACATGGATTACATCATTAGCTTGGTCAAAACTTACTGGAGTACCTGCAACGTTTGCACCATCAGCACATACACACGCAGCCACAGATATTGTTTCGGGTGTCATTGCAACAGCTCGCTTGGCATCAGGCACAGCATCAGCAACGACTTATTTAAGAGGTGACCAAACTTGGGCGACATTGCCAACAGGAGGCATTACAGCACTTACAGGAGATGTAACAGCAAGTGGGTCGGGTAGTGTAGCAGCAACGTTGGCAACTGTAACGCAAGCAAATACAGGCGACTTCAGGAAAATTACTATTGATACAAAAGGAAGGGTAACAGGCAACACAGCGGTTGTAGTTTCTGATTTAACCGCATTATTAGGAACTACAAGATATTTACCGTACAACACAGGGGTGGCTAATTTTGTAACAAAATGGTCAAATACAAGTGGAGGCATTAGTAATTCTCAAATATTTGACAATGGAACAAATATTGGAATTGGCAATTCTGTACCAGATACCAAGTTACATTTAACAGGTAACCTTAAAATCGATGGTGGCACAGGATATATGCTTATGGGTAATGTAGCAGGGGCTTATTGGATTGATGTACCAAGCACAAGTTTGAATTTATATGGAACTACGGTTATTTCAAAAAACAATCATAATTTTGAATTTAAGATTGGGCTAAACGGAAATTATGGAACTGCAGGGCAAGTTTTAACCAGTCAAGGATCATCAGCAAATCCAACTTGGACAACTATATCAGGTGGTACTTTAGCAAGTACACAAATAGGTTTTGGAAGTTTAACTAATGTATTAAGTGGAAGTGCTGGATTTACATGGAAAGACAATAGGTATATTTCAATTACAGCCTCAAGTTCTAATTTTAACATCGGTGCATCAGGGGGGCTTGGATTTATTGAATCAGTTAATGGAAATTTAGAACTTCAAGCAAGAGGTAGTTTTGGTGTTTTGGTTTCAGATGGTTATTTTAGAGTTAACGAATTAGGTGGCGCAGGTTTACAAATGGTAACTGTTGACAACAATGGGCTTTTTGGGAAGCAAGCAATACCAAGCGGTGGCATTGGCACTATTGACCAAGTTTTAGCAGCTGGAAATACTTCTTTTGAGAAAACTTTTAATCTTCAAAACAGTGAAACAAATCCATATTTACACTTTAAAAATAATTCAGGAACTTTAAAAGGAAATATTATTCATTTGCTTGATGTACTGTCATTTAATTCTACTACTGGAAACAAATTACAATTAAAAGCTGGGTCAGATTTAGACTTGTTAGGTAATAATATTAATGTTGGATATCCATACTCAAATGGATTTGTAAATATAAATGGTACACCTTTTAAGTTAGCTTATTCTGACTTCTGGGCTGGAACTTATACACCTGCCTTAGGTGATAAAGTTTTATTTTCTTATGATTCAAGCAAAAATGCTTTTGTAATGCAGAAGATACAAGTTTACACAAACCCATTCGATTCAAGAAATTATTTAACTTTATAAACAAAAAAACATGGGGTACATTTGGGATGTAGAGCCGAAATCTTTTACAGACGAGGTAGGAGAAACAAGAACAATAGTCGGCATAATGTGCAGTGCAGTTTCAGCAGTGGAATACAGCAGAAACGAATTTAAAGTAAGAGACTTATGGATTGCATTTGTGCAAGATTCAGGCTCGCTTTATAATGCAAGGTATTTTTCAAGTAATGATTTGGTGCAAAAGTTAGTAGCAGGAGGAGAAACAGAAGAGGAGGCAACGTTAAATGTAAAGTCTATTTTAAAAGGTCTTGATTACGGAACACTTGACGAAATAGAATTAAATGCCGAGAAATTGGCTTCAATGTATGGCTACGTTTTAGTAAAATCAAATTTAAATGCTACTTTTGTAGAAACTAAAATTTAATTTATGACAAACAGAGAAGCAAAAGAAAAGTGTATCATTGCAAGCTTATTAAGTTATTCTAATCAAGTGGGATTGTTAACGGCATTGCAGTTAAGAAAAAACCAATCACAAGTAGCTGAAAAGATTATTGCTGATGAAAATGAGATAAAGAAAATTTCTAAAGAAAAGGAAAGCAAGGATGAAGAAGAGGCATTGGATGTTTTTTTAAACAAAGAGTTTGAAGGAAATTTCTTTTATGTGAATATCAACGACATTGGTAATATTAAAGGAGAGGTTATAAGCCTACAAAACGGAGGACAAGTAGATGCCAAATGGGCAGCAGAAAATTTAATCGGTAATATTATAATTGTACCAGAATAATGTTAACCACCAGACAAATAATATCAATCTTTGGCAAAGCAGGAGATGACAGAAACTTAATCACTGTTACCATGCCATATTCAAGGCGTATTGCTTGGGATTTAAAGGCACTTACCAATAAGATGCAATGTCACAAGTTAGTCGCTCCAGTGTTTCAAAAGATTCACACCGAGATATTGGAGCATTACGGCATTGAGGAAATTAAAAGGCTGGAGATTGATATTTTTGGTGGGTGTTATAACTTTAGGAAAATGCGAGGTGGTTCGGATTGGTCAAGGCATAGCTGGGGCATTGCAGAAGATTTAAACCCGATTAAGAACGGGCTGAAAATGACGTGGAAAAATTCACAATTTTTTAAACAGGAATATAAGCCGATGATAGATATTTACTATAAAAATGGCTTTATAAATCAAGGGAAAGAAAAAGGGTTTGATGCAATGCATTGGGAAATATTGCACTTACAATAATTTCCTGAATGCATTTATAGCTAATATTTATTTTGTATATTTGTAAATGGAAAATTTTATACAAACAAATTACTTGCCAAAAGATTATTTGGTAAATAAATACGGAGACATAAAAAGCCCAAAAGGTAAGATATTAAAAAAATCTATATCAAATAGTGGCTATTATTTTGTCAATATTAGAAATAAAAGTTATTTTACTCACAGGGCGATAGCTTTTGCATTTATTCCTCATGTAAAAGGCAAAGATTTTGTTAATCATAAAAACGGAATTAAAACAGATATTAGTTTAAAAAATTTAGAATGGAATACACAGTCTGAAAACATTAAACATGCATATAGTATGGGATTAAAGAAATATAAACCTTTGCATTATAAAGGCAAATTTGGAAAAGACCATAATAGAAGCATGTCTGTTATTTGTGTAGAAACTGGAGTGATTTATGGTTCACAATCTGAAGCATCAAGAAAATTAAACTTAGGTTCAGGTTCTGTTAGCTGGTCCATAAAACATAAAAGACCTATTTTTGGTATGCACTTCGAATTTAAAGAGTTTAAATAAATGGTAACAAAAGAGCAGGTATTTGGCAAGTTTGTAGATGCGTTTATTACATTAAGTGTACCGGCAACTACATTTGCATTTTTAGCTGAATATAACATTGCTCATGCTATTGTCGGGGCAGGCGGTCAAGCCATTGCCATTGGCTCGAGAAAAGTAAGCGAATTTAGAAAGAAAGGCAAAAGCAAAGAAGAGCCGGTTTGGTACTGGGTTGCATCAATAACATTGGGTGCTATTTTAGCGTATATCAGCACACCGTTTATTTCATCAAGATTTAATCTTCCAGAGTTATTGGTTGGTTTAGGTATGGGATCCATTGCACAATTTACTTGGGATATAATATTAGCATTTAAGGAAAGTGTAATTAAAACCGTAGGCAATGGAGAAAATAATGAATAAGCTAATTAGCGAAGATACTTATTTGGTGTTTGTTTCGATTCTGTTGATAGTTTTGTCGTTGGGTAGTATGATTCACTACCAAAACAAATATAAGAGGTCAGAGGGCATAATTAAGGCAGTAATACAAGAATCAGTAAAAGAAGGTGTAAATAAAGATTCTTTAAAGAAAGCGGTTTATAATTGCGATAAAAGTAAATAATGGAATCAAGGTTATGGGAGTATGCATCGATTATATTGTTCGGAAGCATAGCACTGGCAGATTTAAAAGATATTGATTTAGGGTTATTGATATTGAGTAGGATTGCAGCAACAGTTTTCTTTGTGGTTCGCACAATTTGTTACATCAAAAAATTTAAAAAGACATGATTTGGAAGTATTTAAAAATGAGTAAAGTAATTACCTATATTGTAATAGGTATATTCATCATTATTAGTTTTTTTAGTTTTTGGAATTATACCACAGTCAACAACAGGAAGTACAAGAAATTGTTAATCGAAAGAGACACGTTAATTATACACAAAGCAAAATTAAATAAATGGGCTAATGATACGCAAAAGATGCTTGATGAAACAATACAAGCAAAGAAAACCAATGATTCATTATTCCAGATATTAGTACAGGAGCAGAGCAAAGATATAAAGGCAAAAGCCAAAGCGATAGAAAGATATAAGAATGGTTTGATTTGTAAAGTTCCGCAAAAAATCAAGGTCGGGTTTATGAAACATAGAACGGTATTGGTGGAGGTGAATTGCGATAGTTTGGCAAAAACATTACGTTAATCATTTTTTAAATTTTATTATTTATTTTAAAGATAGGGCTAATTTAGTCCTATTTTTTTTTGTTTAGATTATAAATAAAAAAAAATAATTCCGTTTATTTTTTTCCCTGAAAAGTTTATTATACTTTTGTCGAAATTAATAAATAAAAAAAGTATGGAACAAACGTATGATGATTTTTTAAAAACAAAGATAAAAAACTTTGTTGAATCAGGATTTGAGGTCGATTTATCAGTACTAAATGATAAATTATTTGACTTTCAAAAGTATGCAATTAAAACAGCTTTAAGCAAGGGTAGATTTGCTCTTTTTGAGGATTGTGGACTTGGTAAGACATTTCAGCAAATGGAATGGGCAAGAATTTTAACAGAAAAATATAACTCACCTGTTTTAATTTTAGCTCCTTTGGCTGTGGTAAATCAAACTATCCAACAAGGGAATAGATTCGGAATTAAAATAAATAAATATGAATTTGATTGTATTTATGATGCAAAACAACCAAATATTTTAATCAGCAATTATGACCAATTAAAAAACATTAATTGTAGCGTGTTTATTGGTGTGGTATTGGATGAAAGTTCTATACTTAAAGGGAGAGATGGTGCTACTTCTTCATTAATAATATCTTCATTTAAAAATACGCCTTATAAGTTGGCTTGTACTGCTACTCCTTCACCAAATGACCACATGGAGTTAGGTCAACATAGTGAATTTTTGGGTGCAATGAGTTATTTAGAAATGTTGGCTATGTTTTTTGTGCATGATGGAGGAGAAACAAGTAAATGGCGTTTAAGAAAACACGCTACTGATGTATTTTGGAAATATGTATGCTCTTGGTCTTTATCAATAGATAATCCTAAGACTTTAGGATTTGATGGTTGCGGATATGAACTTCCTGAAATTGAATTTGTAGAGCATTTGATACCAGTTGAAAATAATACTAATACATTATTTGGAGACGTTGCGGTTTCAGCAACTGATATACACCAAGACCTTAATAGGTCATTTGATTTGAGGATGGAAAAGACTATTGAACTTGTTGAAAATTCAAATGAGCAATGGATAGTTTGGTGTTTAAGGAATAAAGAATCGGATTATTTATCTAAAAAAATATCTAATTCCATAAATGTTCAAGGTTCTGATAGTCCAGAGTATAAATCAAAACATTTAAATGGATTTGCTGATAATGAATTTAAGTGCTTGATAACAAAAACTTCAATTGCTTCATTTGGAATGAACTACCAAAACTCTTTTAATATGGTATTTACTTCTTATGATTTCAAGTTTGAATCATTTTATCAAGCAGTAAGAAGGCAATATCGCTTTGGGCAAACTAATAAAGTAACAGTTCATTTGTTAGTTCCTGAAAGTCAATTAAATGTAAGGAAGTCGATATTAGAAAAAGAACAAAAACATAAGAATATGATTAGCGAAATGGCTAAGTATTCATCAATAACAGATTACAAACAAAACAAATCAAAATTTATGGTAAACAAGAAAAACATAAAAACAAAAAACTATCATGTTATAAACGGGGATTGCGTTCAAGAAACTAAAAACCTAGCTGATAATGTAGCAGACTTAGTTGTATTTTCTCCGCCTTTCGCTGAATTGTACGTATATTCTGACAGCCCGAATGATATGGGTAATGTATCTGATTATAATGAATTTGAAACACACTTTAAATTTCTGATTCCTGAATTAAAAAGGGTTTTAAAGAGTGGTAGAATTTGTGCTGTGCATTGTATGGATTTGCCAATACAAAAGGGTAAAGAAGGCTATATTGGTCTTCGTGACTTTAGCGGTATGCTAATTGATTGGTTTCAAAATGAAGGATTTATATATCATTCAAGGGTTACTTTATGGAAGAATCCAGTAACAGAAATGCAAAGGACAAAGGCATTAGGACTACTTCATAAGACTATAAAAAAAGATAGTTCAATGAGCCGTGTTGGTATTCCTGATTATGTATTATTTTTTAGAAATGAAGGCGAAAACTTAATACCAATAGAACATCAAGACAAAGATTCAAAGCTACCAAATTATTTACCAGTTGATTTGTGGCAAAAATATGCTTCTCCAGTATGGTACGATATAGATTATTCTAGGACATTGCAATACCGTTCTGGGCGTGATGGTAATGATGAAAAGCATATTTGTCCTTTGCAACTTGATACGATTGAAAGGTGCATACATTTGTATTCTAACGAAGGAGAAACAGTTTTGTCTCCATTTGGAGGAATTGGTTCAGAAGGTTTTCAAGCTTTAAAGATGAATAGGAAATCAATATCAATTGAGTTAAAAGAAAGCTATTTTAATCTTAACGAGAAAAATCATAGAGAATGTGTTGAAGAAAATAATTCTATTTTAACTTTATTTTAAAAACAAAAAACATGGCAGCATTTGCAAAAGGTGGAATAAACGTAACTAAATTATTAAAACTAATGGAGGAAAATAAAGGATGCCTTTATACTTCTGAAAGCGGAGATAGCATATTAAAAATAAATATAAATTTCTTGGATAGGGATTTATTTAATGGTCAAAACATAAGTATAAGTTTGTTTAATCCGTCAAGTGATAAAGGTAATTTATACTTTGGAAACGCAAAAGTAGATTATAATCACCTTGAAAACGCTGGGATTATTTAATACAAAAATAAATCAAATTATTTTTTGTAATTTTGTCAAATGAAAAAGTATAAGATAAATGACGATGTACGATTAATAGTTAATCAGTACATGGAATTGATAAAAAAAGGCGTTAAAATGAAACGTCTGGCTGATGATACCGGCATAAGTTATCATTACTTCTACAAGATGCTGGTGGAGCAGTCGATGCCAGTGTTTAAAACTCAAAAAATGAAAGACAAAGCAAATGTTTTTTTGGCTCGGGAAGATGTAAAGGAAATTTTAAAAATGAATAATAAATTATTGAACAAATGAACAAGAAACAAGTAGAACAAAGAAAGGAAATTTTAAAAGAAATAAACAGGATAGAAAGAGGACATAAAATTTTTAAAGAAATTAATGACATTAAAGATAGAATAAAAGCTACAGATGATATAGCATTTAATAACTGTTCTATTTATACAATAGGTTTTGACTTTAAAGAATATGGATATGGATTAAACCTTCCAGTATCTGAAGTTTTGTTTCGATGCATTGGGCAATTAATTTTAGCAGAATATAAGGTACAATTAATGGAACTTGAAAAACAACTTGAAGAATTATGAAAGACAGATTAAAACAGTTGAAAAAACTTGCATTTACTTTTATACAAGTTTATAGAAGTTTATATAATTAAACCTATTTTTATGAAAGAAAAACTAATTGAATTGTATGGTTTTATTGAGCAACAACTTGCTGGAGAGCATGATTGGTATGTTCAAGCAATGTTAAGAGAGAAATTAAATGCGATTAACACTATTTTAAAGAAGTTACCATATTCGTTAACTGATGTAATTGAAGACTATGAAAGACAGATTTGAAGAAGCCAAAAGGCTTATGTATTTAGCACTCCTTTCGCAGTCCCTAATCGATGAAATTGATGATGGTATAGGATTGTTTAAGATGAAGACAAAACAGCGAGCCAAAGCCTTGTTAGAAGACCTTATGATTTTAATGAATAAAGACCTTGGGAGTGAAGGAGCAGTTGACCAGCTTGTGAATCTTACGGTATGGCATAAACAAATGTATAATATCTTGATTGCAACAGGCGAATTGTCAAGATTGGAACAGCAATGTTTTGAGCAAGATTGGAATGCGTTGATAACTAAATATAAGTTGAAAGCATGATGCAAACGCAACACATTGAAAAAAAAAGTATCTCTATATACTGCTTTAGCGGAAAAAATGAAAAAAATAAAAATTACAAAAAATCGGGTTTCAATGTGTTGCAAGTGTTGCGGAGCTTATAACTTATTATAAATTAGATAGTTATAAACAACACTTTATTTTTTTAAAGTGTTTTGGAAGTGTATCCCGCAACACATTTGATATTTTTTTAAGTAATTCTATTTTTTATTTTACCTAAAAAGGTATATTTTTATTTTTTAAATTTTAATTTTAACAATGATAACTATTTTTAAAACACTTTACGGCAGTAAAGATGTACCTTACCATGTAAGCATGGAAAAGGTAATAGACCGAATAAAAAAGGGATCCTCCGCTGCAACAATTCAAGCCATAGCATATGCCGAAGATAAAGAGACAAAGCAGAAGTTAAAACTTACTTTACCTTGTATTCTTTTTGCTGGCAATTTTTCAGAAAGAAACTCGAACTCCTTAATTAAACATTCAGGGCTTTGCGTTCTTGATTTTGATGGAATACCATTGGATGAGATTGAATCATTTAAAGAAGTATTAAAACAGAATGAGCATATTACTTTAATCTTTAAAAGTCCCAGAGGTAATGGCTTAAAAGCTGTTATTAAAATTCCAGAGGCAAATAAGGAAAGCCACAAAAAGTATTTTAAAGGTTTTGAAAATAAATTCAATTACGATTACTTCGATTCGGCTTGCTCAAACATTGATAGGGTATGTTTTGAATCCTATGATCCGGACTTGTATTATAATCCGAATGCCAAAGTATTTGAATGCAATATTGAAAACGATGAAGGCTATCAAATGACAGAGAAAGTTCCTTTGCTCCCGATTGATAGCGAGGAAGAAATTGTAAATCGTTTGATGAAGTGGTGGGATGCAAAGTATGGTTTTGTTGCTGGCGAAAGAAATAAAAATATTTACGTTTTGGCTTGTGCTTTTTGTGAATATGGAGTAAGCCAAGATTATGCTATTGGATATATTAACAACAATATTGTTATTGGAGACTTTCCAGAGAAAGAGGCTATAACGGCAATCCGGTCAGCATACAAAAAAATGACATTTGGAACAAAGTACTTTGAAAATGAGCAGAAAATTAATAAAATCAAAAGTTCTTTTAAAGACCTAAAGAAAAATGAAATTATTAACAAGTTTGGCATTGACGATTCAACCTATACTGAAATTAAAGAAGAAGTGGATCATGATTTCTTTTGGTATTATACCGAAGAGAAAAAACCAAAATTAAAAATAGATTCTTTGCTGTTTAAGAATTTTTTAGAAAGGCATGGCTATAAAAAGTTTTTCCCGCATGAATCAAATAATCCGACCTTGGTCTTTATTGAGTCAAACAAGGTCGAGGAGACATCATCAGACAAGATTAAGGACTTTGTATTAGAATATCTATTAAGTAAGCGAGAGAACGAAGTATGGAACTATTGCAGCACTTCCTCCAAATTGTTTTCGGACGATTACCTAACTATGTTAAGCACCATTGAATTAATGATGCTCAAGGATGAAAAGGACAAATCTTACATAGCATTTAGAAATGGCATATTAGAAGTAACAGCAGACAAAATAGAACTGAAAGATTACATTGATATTGAAGGTTATATATGGAAGAACCAAATTATAAATAGAGAGTTTAAAAGGACATTGAACTTTGAGAATGATTACAAAAGCTTTATAAACAATATTTGTAAGGATAAATCAATAGAATCTGTAATTGGGTATCTACTTAGTACTTATAAGGACAATACCAATAACAAGGCTATAATATTAAATGATGAAGTAATAAGCGAAAACCCAGAGGGTGGCACCGGCAAAGGTTTATTTATTCAGGGAATTAAACAGATCCGAAAGGTTGCTATCTTGGATGGTAAAACTTTCGACGACAAGAAGTCTTTTCCATACCAAACAGTTCAGCAAGACACCCAAATACTTGTTTTTGATGATGTAGTTAAGAATTTTAACTTTGAATCTAAATTTAGCCTTGTAACCGAGGGCATGACATTGGAGCGAAAGAACAAAGATGCAATCAAGTTAACAGTTAAGGAAAGCCCGAAAATGGTTATCAGCACCAACTACGCTATAAAAGGAGAGGGAAACAGCCACGACAGAAGAAGATTTGAGATAGAATTTGCCCAGCACTACGGAAAGAAAAACACACCTTTTGATGAATTCAAAAGACAAATCTTTGACGACTGGACAGTCAATGATTTTACGCATTTCGATAATTACATGGTCTTTTGCTTGCAATCGTATTTAAGAGATGGATTAATGCAACAGGATGCCAAAAACATCAAGTTAAGGAAATTTATCGCAGAAACTTCAATGGAGTTTTACGAATGGATCAATGACAGCGAAAACTTCAGGAGCAATACACGAAACAATAAGGGCAAAGCTTATGAAGCATTTGTGAACGAATATATTGACTACAAAAAACTATCAAGAAAGAGGTTTCATATTTGGGTTGAGAAGTATTCAAATTACAAAGGATTTATATTTTCGGAAGGAAATACACAGGGCGAAAGGTGGTTTATGGTTACAGACGTTAATACATTGGAAGATGCACCATTTTAAATTAAGAGACTACCAGCAGGAAATAGCGATGAAGGCTTTAAATATATTACAAGCCAAAAAGATTGTTTACCTTAACATGGAAGTTAGAACAGGAAAGACTTGTACTTCATTAGAGGTAGCTAAAAACTTCGGAGCTAAAAAGGTTTTATTTTTGACAAAGAAAAAAGCAATTGGGTCAATAGAAAGTGATTACAAAAGCTTTGGGCATACTTTTGAAATTCAAATTATTAATAATGAATCATTACATAAAGTAACTGACAAAGATTTTGATTTACTTATTTCTGATGAGCATCACAGGAACGGAGCATATCCAAAAATGAATATTGCTACAAAATTTATTAAAGAAAGGTTTTCAAATTTGCCAATGATATTTCTTTCCGGTACAATTTGCCCAGAATCATATTCGCAGATTTATCACCAATTCGCAGTTTCTGATTATAGTCCTTTTATTAATTATAAGACTTTTTATAAATGGGCTGTAGATTTTGTAACCATTAAAAAGAAATATGTATCTTACGGTGTATTACACGATTACAGCGATGCTAATATAGAATTGATACAAAAATACATTAATCCTTATATTATAAGTTTTACGCAAAAGCAGGCTGGCTTTACAACGGAGGTTAAAGAAAATGTATTAACCGTAAAAATGAAGCAGCAGACATACGAACTAATTAAAAAGTTAAAAAAAGATTTAATAATAGAGGGTAAGCAGGAAGTAATATTGGCGGACACAGGCGTAAAGCTAATGAGCAAAGTACACCAGCTTTATAGCGGAACAGTGAAGTTTGAAAGCGGTAACTCTATGATTATAGACGACAGTAAAGCCGAGTTTATAAAAGAAAGGTTTTCTGGAGTTAAAATAGGGATATTCTACAAATTCAAAGAAGAATATAACCTATTAAAAAAGGTATTTGGTGAAAACTTATGTAACACAGTTGAAGAGTTTGACAGCACCGATAAGAACATCGCTTTACAAATTGTTTCAGGTCGGGAAGGAATAAGTTTGAAAAATGCCAAATATTTGATATATTTCAATATTGATTTTTCAGCGACATCATATTGGCAAAGCAGAGACAGGCTTAGCACGATGGAAAGGCTTAAAAATGATGTCTTTTGGATTTTTGCCGAGAATGGTATAGAGTTTTATATTTACAAGGCTGTAATGAATAAAAAAGATTTTACACTGCAATTTTTTAAAGAATATGTTAGAAAGCAAGATACAAGCTAAGATTATAAAGAGGTTTACCGATTCAGGCTTTTTGGTTATTAAATTAATCAAAACATCAAAAAACGGAATCCCAGACTTAATGGCTTTAAAAGATGGTAAGGTTTTATTTGTGGAGGTTAAAAGACCATTGTTGGGCAAATTGTCAAAGGTTCAGGAATACAGGATAAAGGAATTGAAAGAATATGGATTTGAAACATTAATATTAACAGAATGAAAACAATAAAATTATGATTATAGAAAAAAATTTAGATATTGGTGAACATGAATTGCCATTAAATGATATAATTTATTATATATTAATTGGAATGAAGGAAGGAAGGTATAATATTCATTATTGCAATTTGCGTATTATAGAACAAATTGAGTACTGTAAGAAAAGAAATGAAATATTTGAAAGACGGGAAAGAGAAACCGCATATCAAGCAAGATTGGAGTGGAATAGATTATTAAAAGAATAAATTAATATGAAAACAATATCAGAACTAAGGAATTATGTAAATACTAATATTAGATTATTGGGTTATGAGCATGACCAAATTTTTAAAATGATAGATTTGTTTGAACAAGGCTTAATAAAAGAATGTAAATTAAACAATCTAAAAGAAGATAAGAAAACTATACTTAAAATATTAAAATGAATTACAATAAAGAAAAACAAGAAATAGAAACTTTGGAGAACCACAAAGCATTCTATAAAACAATAAAGCAAATATGCGAAAGGGATTTTGTTCTTTCCGGATCCAAGCCAATGAATCACATTTGTAGCCTGCAGGACAAAATAGGGGTTTTCATTAAAACAGAAAAAGGTTTAAAGTTAGCAAACAAAGACCAGCGATTAAGAGATGCGGAATTTGCTGACAAATGGTTAGAAAAAGTAAGTTTAGATTTAATAGATTCAGGAATATCATGGTAGAAGAAAAGCAAGCAAACAAAGTCAATCAATTTGCAACGAAAGGAAATAGGAATTTCCCAAAGGAAGATTTTACAAGAAATCATAAGAAATCAAAAGTAAAATCAATAGCAGACCCGAGATTAGAAAAAATCAACATTTTGCTATCACACCAACGCAGAGGTTGTTTAAACAAAACAATAGAATTGCACCAGTTAGACATAATGAAAGCAAGGTGGGAAAGAGATGGTTATACCTTAACAGTAATAAACTAATGCTAATAAAAGATATTCAAGACGTGGAGGTTAGAAAGCTGGCATTAATAAGGCAGCAAGCTTATCAAGGCAAATCAAACATAGAACAACCATTATTAACTGCATTCCTTTTTAGTTCAACTCCAGAGGGTGGTTCTTTTTGGAGGAAAGTAAAGAATAAAAAAAAATAATCGTATTTATTTTTTTAATCAAATTTTTGTTTTAATTTTGGGCATGGATAAAGCAACACGAAATAATTTAATCCAATTTGGAATCGGGTTAATTATAACGCTTACTTTAATCGGTGCGTTAACAGGTATTATTTTAAAAATTGTAAACAATTAAAACAATGAAAAAAGAACTCAATTTAATTATGGAAATCTTAGAGAATTCTGTAAGCCTTCAACTTCATCATATTGCCTACAGGATTGATGGAGGTTACTTAGAAGTCTATTCTAAGGATTCAAGACATTTTAGTGCTACTAAGTTAATAGGCACAATACAAGGTATTGACTATGTTAGCTCCTATGTGGATTACAATGAGAAATTAGACAAGGTAGTATTAGTAATATTTTAAACAAAAATAAAATGGGAGCATTAGGTAGCATTTATATTAAAGAAGAGATATTAGAAACTCTTTTAAAAACAATTAGAGCAAAGAACGAAAAAGGATTATCTATTACTTTTTCAATCGATGACAAGACAAACCAGTTCGGGCAAAACGTTTCAGCCTTTGCAACTCAAACAAAAGAGCAAAGAGAAGCTAAGGCAAAAAAGTACTACGTTGGTAACGGTTCAATAGTTTGGACAGATGGAACAATTAAGGTAGCGGAGAAAGTTGACAAGAACCAACAACAATCTGTACCTGCTGTTGTATCTGATGATAATTTACCATTTTAGTAACTAATTAAAAATATGAAAAATTTACTTAAATCATTATCAGAGTTTCAAAACGAATGCCCGGTGATACACAAAGCAACACAGGGCTACGGATACTCTTTTGCAGACTTGCCTACTATATTTCAAGTAATCAATCCATTGCTCAAAAAGCATGGATTGGCTTATTCTCAGCCTATTGTTGGGAAATGTGTTAGAACTATTCTTTGCCACCTTGAAAGCGGTGAAATCATTGAAAGCGACACTGACATACCTCAAGGTGTATCACTTGCAAAGATGAACGAATTTCAGGTACTTGGTTCGGCAATAACTTACATCAGGCGTTACAGTTTGAGTTCTATGTTAGGAATCATTACCGACAAAGATACAGATGCGGCTGGAGAGCAATCTAAAAAGAAGCCAACTATAACAGACGATAGGTTTGAAAAGGCTTTAATTGCGATATCGGAAGGCAAAGCCAAAAAGAGCGATTTAGAATCATTTGAGTTAACACCAGAACAAAGAGCAAGACTATGAGAAACCCATTAGCAATATACAATGATTTTAGCCCGCTTTACGACATCAGTAAGGCGGAGCTTAAAAACCTTGCCAAAGAACAGGCAGACTACATTTTAGAATCTGGATCAAGCGAGAAGGCATTTGCCTTTCTTAAAAAAATATCAGAATTGATTGATAAAGTAGTTGATGGAATCAAAGATGATGCAATAGAAGAAGTAAGGAAAGGAAACAATCATGCTCATGGCGTAAAAATGACCGTAGCAGGGAAAACTACCTACGACTACTCGAACGATGCTGTATGGTCAGATTTGAAGGTAAAAATCAAAGAGCGTGAAGACTTCCTTAGGTCAATAAAGTTTTTCATTGATGTAGTTGACGAAAACACTGGCGAAGTTACAAGAGTAATGCAAGCAGGAAAGAAGGTCACAGATTACATTAAATCTGAATTTTAATGTTAGAATTAATTATCTTAATCATAGTAGCTGACTTAGTAATAAGTTGGCTGCTATCAGACAAAAAAAAGAAATGAAGACAGAAATTGCGACATTTGACACTGGAACTTATACAAAAAGATGCCAGCTTTATAAAGATATAATGATTGGTTCAGTAGGTTGCACAGGGCATACTAAAATAAAAGAAATGATGCCTTGTAAATATTTGGTTTCATACAAAGAAGAAAATTCATACTACTTGCCAATAATGAAAGAAAACATCAGCATTGTTAGTGAAGTATTATGTAAAAGACCAGTAACTCAATTAGAATTATTTTAAAATGAAGAAATATTTTGAAGACCCAGCAGAAAACACGAACCCATGGTTTTTGGTAGCGTTTTTTTTATTCTCAATCATTTGCCTACTTTTAAAGGCATTAATTTAACAAATCAAGTCCGAAAGACCATTTTTGCAAACGGTTAATTTCGGGCATGATAACAATTTCACCTGATTTTTTTGGGTGCGATTGCAAAGGTCGGAGACGACAATAAAGTTCTTTTAACCGCAAACCAAATGCGAAGCAATCAGAGGGGGAAATCCGAATAGTTATAGGGCGAAAGTACGCTGATAGCCAGTACCAAGTTGGCGAGGTTTCAATGTTGGGTGTAACTTTCACGACACTTGGAAATTGTCTTTGCGGTTAAAATGGTTTCCCGGTTAGCTCAGTGGTAGAGCAGGTACATTGATTAGTATTAAGGTCGGAGGTTCGATTCCTTCATCGGGAACACGTATTTTCAGGTTTATTAGCTAAGATTGGGGCAGGTTCTTCTTGCTCCAAATTTTTTAAATGATTTAAACAAAAAACAACAATGAAAGAAAGAATTGAGGAAGCCTCTGAAAATCATCAAAAAGGAGGTTATGAATGGCAAAATGAAAAGAGGAAATCTTTTACAGCAGGTGCAAAATCTGACGCTGCAAGGGATTACTGGTTTGAGAAGTTCCAAGAACAAGACAAGAAAAAGTATAGTGAGGAAGATATGTTAGACTTTGCGAATTGGTGTAGAATACTAGATAATAAACACCATAACAGAGTTATAACTATTCAGCAATTATTTAAACAATTTAAAAAGACAGAAGAATGAAAGAGACAATTAAAGCAAACGATTTAAGGATTGGGAATTTTGTCCTAGATAGAGGCAATAAAATATTAACTATTGATAGATTTTGGGGTAATAAAATTGAGTGCGATATTAAAGGAATGCCAGATAAATCAGAAAGTGGAGTACAAGTGTATTTACATCCATTTACAGAAGATATAGATTGCTTAATACCAATCCCACTAACCGAAGAATGGTTGTTGAAGTTTGGATTTGAATATAGAAAAGAAATCCTTTTTGACGGTTGGTATTCAAAACTTATTAATTATAATTCTATAAGAATTTTTAAAGATAAAAATGGATTTTTTAAATATTATTCGTCAATAACATATATTCAGCACGTCCATCAACTTCAAAATCTGTACTTCGCATTAACTGGAGAAGAATTAACTATAAAAGAACAATGAAAGAAACAATTGAGGAAGCGGCTGAAAGATTTTTAATTAGGGAATTGAATCTAAGTAAAATTCAAGCCGAAACATTATATTCTGATTATATAAAAGCAGTTGTAAAGTTTCATAAATGGCAACAAGAACAAGACAAGAGTGAAATGTTGGGAAGAATTTATTGAACAATTTAAAAAAAAATAATAAAAGAATTATGATAAAAATTATAAACACAGTCAAAACAGCTTTATTCTGTGGTTATGCTTATTGGAAAAATCCAGAATGTTATACTAGTCAAGGATTTATGTTTCTTGGCGAAATAATGAAACAGATAAATTCAACAGCAGCAGAAAAACAAAATTTCATTTCAGAGGTAGCAACTATTTATAAAGACACAGGGAATGAAATTGTAAGAATATCTTTTTGGACTGGTATTTATGGTTCAGAATCATCTCAATCATCTCCATTTGAAAGAATAAAAAGTTTTAAAAACAAAATAAATTCGTTGATAGAGCTTTATGAAAAAGAGCGAGAAAAAATAAAGGTTATACTAAATACTCATTATCAAAAACAAGAGTATGCACAAGCAAAAGAATACCAAGACAGGCTTAATTATATAAATGAATTTATAGCACAATTAAAAATAATAAAATGAATCAATGGTTTTCACAATTTAAAAAGAACGAACAATGAAAGAGACAATACCAGTAGTAGGCAAAACTTACCACTACTTTGACGATGGAAAGATTAAAGTAAGCAGAAGAGGGAAAGTAGTTATAACAGACGTGATACCTTTTGAGAATATTGACGAAGAAACATTGATTCAGTGGAAAGAAGCTGTTGAAGAATGCGATTGGCTTTACGCTCCAAAAACTGACTTTTTTGTGAAGGTTGATACATTCTTTGATATAACATTTGTCAGAACAAAAGATGATAATTGGTTTTCTTTTGGTTTTCTTTCAGGTAGGTTAGACATTGATGGCTCTTTGAATGAACAATTAAATAATTAATTATAAAATGGACAATATCAAATTAACATCAGTAATTCCACAGGAACAAAACACTATCCGTTTTGTGCAAGATAATGCTGGAAGAGAAATTTTAAAACTTTGTGAAAATGGAGATATTTTCGTGAAAGGTAAACTTGCAGAAAATGATAAAGAAGTTGTTGATGCTTTACGAGAATTTCTCAAAGGACAAGGTTTCCTAAAATAGCCTATAACAGCCATATTTACGCATAAACAACAAGAAACAACAATGAACGAAAACCAAGAAATTACCGCAACAATGGCATCAACGGTGCTAAATATGCAATACATGAAGGCATACAGAAGAATTTGCAAGCTGCGAGCCAGAAAAAGCCTTACAGAACGAAAGCCAACGGTTGCGGAGTTCTGCGAGTTTTACAAGTATGATATTAAGTTGTTTTTAAATAAATAACAATGGAATATTCATTAAAAGAATTACGGGAAATGATTGCAGCAAGCCTTTATATGAAGCATTGTACTGAAACGGAATTAAACACAAGGGACTTTTTAAAAAATATTAGTGCTTATGTAGTTGGTATGCAATTACAAAAACTTGACAAATTAGGGGCAACTTATTACAGAGGAGAAGTTATAGGAATTTATAAAAAATGGGCAAAAGATAACCTAAAAGATTACGAACTATTTTAGAACAACAATATTTACGGATAAAAAATAATAATTAACTATAAAGTAATCATGTTAGAACCCAAGACACAATCAGAAGTAATTTTTTTCTTACTATGCAATATATCAAAATTAGATGATGAACATTTTACTAAACTGATGGATAAGTTAGGGCAATGGGATATTGGAAGAAAAAAGGCTATTCTACTCAGCGATGCATACGAGATACTAAAACAAAACGTGAGGTATTCAAGCGGAGATTGCGAAGGGTTTGTTTATTTGAGTCAAATTGAGGAATTATTAAAATAATACGAGCTAAAACAATAATAGTTAAAATTATGACAAACGAAGAAATTAAAAAAAAGTACAAAATAGAACCCATAATGAAGGAAATGTGGGTTTGGGATAATCATCCAGAAGATGCGTGTTTATTGCTGGTCATTTATAAGAGACCCGGATGTGATTATCCTTATCAGTGCATTGACAAGGTTGGGTATAAGGATTTCTTTAAATACGCTTCCGAAACAAACCCGAACGAGCCAAAAGATCCACAGGTTGGAGACATGGGCTATTTTTGGGATTCCCAAAAAGCCTATGCTTACGGTGCAATTTTAAAGATTTACGAAAACCAAACCCATAAATATGCGGCTTGCACCAATTCCTTTTTTATTAACTTCTCGAAAGAGAAACAACCTTGGATGAAATGAAAATAAACGAAGATTTATTACAAAAGGTATTGCAGATTAAACAAAACGAAAAGAAACCTATAAAAAGAGGGTTTAAAACGTGGCTTAAATATATTTATAATTACAAAAGCGAAAGTTTATCTCTATGAATGGAAAATCTATTACCTTTGACGCTTTGGACGATACATACATCACCATGCCAGCAGATGCAGGTAACGATGTCACCAGCGGAGGCATATTTTAAATCCTTTTTGTAGGAAACTTTATCTTCTAAAACTCTGTATTTTTGCATAAAAACAAAAATAATAATTACATTTGTTAAATGAAAGTAATAAAAGCAAACATTGCAGACGTCAAAATTAATCCAAATAATCCGAGATTAATTAAAGATGATAAATTTACCAAACTGGAGCAGTCGATTAAAGACTTTCCAGAAATGCTGGAAATACGCCCTATTGTCGTAAATTCCGACATGGTAGTACTTGGTGGCAATATGAGATTAAAAGCTTGCAAAGAAGCTGGAATCAAAGAGGTGCCTATTATAATAGCAGATAATTTAACCGAAGAGCAACAAAGGGAATTTCTAATCAAAGATAATGTTTCAGGTGGCGAATGGGATTGGGATATGTTATCCAATGAATGGGATGCAGAGGAGTTGACAGATTGGGGATTGGATATTCCAGAATTAAAAGCTATTGATCAAGCAGAAGAAGGTGAAGTTATCGAGTTTAAACAATCCGTTCAGTTAATTCCGCCAAAAGAGTATATATTAATAATGTGCGACCCAAATAGTGAAGAATGGGAGGAATTAAAACAATGGTTAAAATTAGGAATGGTAAGAAGAGGAGGTTATAAAGAAGGAAGTAGTTTTGATGCAGTTTCATTGGAAAGAGTTTTAGAATTTAAAGACTTTAAAGAAAGAATAAATGCTAATAGCAATACCAAGTAAGAATAGAGCAGGAAATACAACAACAAATAAAATATTACCTAATAGCACATTTTTTGTTCCAGAAAGTGAAGTACACATGTATTCATATATAAAAAATGTAGTTGGAGTTCCTAAAGAAATTAAAGGGATAACAAGTACAAGAAATTGGATATTAAATAACACTAAAGAAAAATGGGTTGTATTTTTAGATGACGATGTTAAAAATGCAGGATATACTGAATTAGGAAGAACACAAGCAAAAAAAATTGAAATTAAAGAAGAAAGTTTTTTTGTTGAAGAATTTTTAAAAGCATTTGATATTACTGAACAATTAGGATATAAAATGTGGGGATGCAAAACAGAATCTGCACCAAGAAGTGTTTACCCATATAAACCCATAAATACAAAAACTTACTTAACGGCAAGTTGTATGGGATTGATAAATGATGGTGAATTTTATTTTGATGAAAATTTTAAAGTAAAGGAGGATTATGAAATATGTTTAAGACACATTGTTAAATATGGAGGAATTTTAGGCATTAGGTACTTTCATTGGGAAAATGAGCATTGGTCAACAGAGGGAGGTTGTAAAGATTATAGAACTGTTGAGCTTGAAAAAGATGCCATAAAAAGATTGATACAAATGTATCCAGGCATGATTAGAAGTGCAAAAATGAATAAAAATGAATTTACAATTCAATTAAATTTATAATAAAATATAAATCATGTTTCAAGAATTAGGTTATTTTAAAGAGTTTTACAAAGAAGGTAAATTAATAGGAATTGTAAATTGTGAAAAAGACAGAGAAGAAGTCGGGTATACCGGAAGGCAAAAGGAAATTATAAAGCAAGATATAATGCTAACAAATAGGAAAAAAGTAAAAGCAAATGTTGAATATTTGACAATTTTATATCCACTTTGCGGAAGAATAAATAAATAGTAATGGCATACGACAGAAATAAGATATTTGAACAGGCAAAGGAAGTAATAGTTAAACACAAACTTTTTTTTATAGAAGATATTGTTGCTTTTTTACCTATTTCAAAGCCTACTTTTTATGAATATTTTCAAATTGATTCTAACGATTTTAACGAACTAAAAGAATTACTTGAAACTAATCGTATTGAATTAAAGGTTTCAATGCGGTCTAAATGGTATAAATCAAACGCTCCAGCCTTACAGATGGCATTAATGAAATTGATAGCAAATCCAGAGGAACTCCGAAAGCTATCAATGACACACCAAGCAGTAGAAAAGTTTGAAACACCTATATTTAACGGCTTAGATTTAGATGTTACAGAGGACAACAGCACAGATTAAGATTGCCAGCCTTAGAAAAAGAATAAGGATAGTGCAGGGCGGAACCTCCGCATCAAAGACATTTAGCATTATTCCGATGCTTATAACTTATGCAAGTGTAAAACCAAACTCGGAAATATCAATAGTTTCTGAATCCATACCACACCTAAAAAGAGGTGCAATAAAAGACTTTGTTAAAATCATGCAAATGACTGGAAACTGGAATGATGCAAGTTTTAACAAGTCTGACATGAAGTACAAATTTGCAAACGGTTCTTATATTGAATTTTTTAGCGTTGACCAGCCCGACAAATTAAGAGGAGCAAGAAGGCACGTTCTCTTTATTAATGAATGCAATAATGTTCCTTTTGATGCTTACCTACAATTAAGCATAAGAACATCAAAGTTTATTTATTTAGATTACAATCCGAGTAATGAGTTCTGGGTGCATACGGAACTAATGCAAGACAAGGATGTGGACTTTATTATTTTGACCTACAAAGACAATGAAGCTTTAGACCAATCTATTATAACTCAAATCGAGAAAGCCCGGGACAAAGCTAAAACTTCAAAGTATTGGGAGAATTGGTGGAATGTTTATGGGCTTGGTTTGGTGGGCAGTATGGATGGCGTAATATTTAGCAATTGGCAGCAAATTGATTCTATTCCAAAAGAAGCCAAATTATTCAGTTATGGCATGGACTTTGGATTTACAAATGATCCGACAACATTAGTAGCAGTTTACCGGTACGACAATAAATTAATCATAGATGAATTAATATATCAAACAGGTTTACTTAATTCTGATATAATAAGGCATTGCAAAGGTTTGGAAGATAAAACCGTTTACATTACGGCGGATAGTGCAGAGCCGAAAAGTATTGAGGAAATAAAGCGAGCAGGCATTTATATTAAGGCGGCAAACAAGGGCAAGGATTCGATTAATCATGGAATTGATATATTACAACAGCATGATATATTAATAACGTCTAAGAGCGTTAATTTAATAAAGGAGTTTAGGAATTACACATGGGATGCTGATAAAGCAGGCAATAAATTAAATAAACCGATTGATGCGTACAATCATGGGATTGATGCATTGAGGTATGCCTGTGAAGGTTTAAGCGTTCCAAAATTCAACCTTTGGGATATTTCGTAAATAAATTATACATTTGCATTTAAAACATTAATTATGGGGGCTTTAAAGTGGTTAGGGTTAAATAGAAAGAAGGCTATTGAGGTGCAAGACCCGCAAGTGGTCAAAATTGTTTATAACGGAGATTTTGGCGGGTATAGACCTTTGGTTTATTTCGGAGACGAAACTCAAATATACATAGACCAAGGATTCTTAGGCAATCACGTTATATTTACCATTACAGACTGGGTTGCTCGTAAAATGGCATCAGTTAGCCCGATAGTGTACAGGATAAAGAACAAGACTGCATTAAAGCAATACAAAGCCTATCAGTCCAATTTTAATGTTAAGAATATTGCCAAAATTAATGAGTTAAAGAAAAAAGCATTTGAAAAATTAGAGCTGGAAGATCACCCACTCGTTGAATTGCTTAATAAGCCAAACCCGACACAAAGCTGGGATGAGTTTGTTTACGGATATTTAGTTTACAAAAAGTTTGTGGGTAGATGTTTTATCAAAGGTTCAAGGGTAGAAAATAGCGTAAGAACAAAAGGATTTCAGCAGATATATTTACTACCTGCCCAGCACATAATTTCTGAATCAGGAGAAGGAGCAACAGTAATAGCCAACTATGCAGACAAAAGACAACCGCTTAATAAGATAGCGACAGAAGAAGTTTGTGTAATTAAAACCTTTTCACCAGTTGCTGGCGGTTTTGATGGTACTTCGATATTTAAGTCAGCCCGAAAGTTATTGCAAAAATCTTCGGATGCATTGGATGCGGAAACAGAAACGATGCAGAACAGGGGTGCAAAGAAAATAGTATTTCCAAACCTTACACCAGACCAGCTTAGTTCTATAAGTATGCCGAGCGACAGCCAAGAGAGCAACGCAAACGAGAAACTAAGGAAAACTATTAAGGAAGCAGGAAACGGAGGCATAGCGTTAAATTCTATACCTTTGGGTTCACTTGACCTTGGTTTAAGTCCAATCGATTTAAATATACTTGCATCAAAGAGCGTTGATGATAAAGCTTGGTGCAGTTTGTTTCATGTAAACTCAATGGTGGTGCTTAATGACCACGAATCGGCAAGTTACGACACAATGCAACAGGGCAAAGTTTCAAGCGTAACAGATGGCGTAATACCAGAACTTGAAGCATTAAAGAATGGATTAAATTCGTGGTTATGCCCAAGTTATGGCGAAGACCTTTATATTGATTTTGATTACACAGAGTTTCCGGAGATGTACGAGGAACTGTTTAAGGTTGCTGAAAGGTTGATAAAAACAGAATCGGTAACGATTAATGAGATTAGAGACGTAATCAAGTACGATGCCTATACAGGTGAAAACGCAGACAAGATTTTAGTTTCCGGTAGCAAAAAGATTCTTGATGATATTATGTTTGATTTGCCACAGGTACAAGGTTCTAATCTAAATCTATGACCAAGCAGGATAAAGTATTATTATCAAAGGCAATTCAAAGGGAACTTATTAAAGTAGAAAAAAAAGGTTATATAATCTTTTACAATGCTTTAAAAGAATCAGCCGAAAGAGTAATGCCATATTACGAACAGAGGGGCGTAATGGACACATTATTTTCTTTGAATGTGCTTTTAGATCCGGAGCCAATAGCAAAGGCTTATGAAGAGTTTTATTCACAGGCAATGACCAGCTTATTAGTTTCTAATCTTAGGATAATGATTAGACAAGTTGGGGGCAAATTGAACAAAGATGCTATTCAAGATATTAATATTGGTTTCAGAAGTGAAGAGATAATTGCACAGACAGCAGAGGAGGCTAAAAAAATGGGGCTGGGTGCAAATATTGTAAAAATCAATGATTACACCCGAGCGTTAATAAAAAAAGAAATTGAAGATGGTTTGGCTTTAAACCTAACAAAAGACCAGATAGCCCGAAACATCAAGAAAGTCACAGAAGGCACTATTTCAAAGATGCGAGCGTTACGGATAGCACGAACAGAAACAACGCACGCCAATAGTAAATCTACAAAGGTATTATCAAACGGAATTCCATTTAAGCAGAACAAGATTTGGATTCCACGACTTGATGGCAGGGAAAGACCAGAACATGGGGCAATGATGGGTAAACCTGCAATTCCCAAGAACGAATTGTTTTTAGTTGGTGGTGAATACATGGAATATCCAGCAGATCCAAATCATGGTGCAGGTGCTTCAAATATTGTAAATTGCAGGTGTAGCGTTCATTACATACCAATAGCACCAACGGAGGAGGAACAGGCAATAACAGAAAGACCAAGTGTTTTAAATTATCTTAGAAATCTACTTAAAGGACTGCTGTTAAAAATAATTTTAAATTAATCGTTTTTTTAATGCACAAAAAAAACTACCGACAAAGTCAGTAGTTATTAAATTTACCTTAACAATTAAAACTATTTTTCCAACCTATTACTTCTTTTCACTTGCCCAAGAGTTACCATTTCCTTTGGGTTCTTTCCATAGTGCAACCTTGCATTCTTACAGTAACGTTTTGCCGTATTAATGGCAATATCGAAGTAATCAGCAACCTGCTGGGATGTCACAGTTTTATCTTCTCTTTCTTCTTGGGTCATACTTTTAAGAAAACTTAAAGTACAAAAATAGCTATTTAGGAATCGCTACACAAATTAAACTATTCCTTTTGTCGTTTTTTGTGTAAATATTTTTTTTTGCACAAATGAAAAGTAAAGGGATAAATGGTGATATTCTTGATTTATCAGGGCGTACAGTAGTAGCCTATGTGTCTAAGTTTGGCAATATAGACTTGGATGGTGACATGATAATGAAAGGAGCCTACACCAGATCCATTAATGCCAGAGGCAAAAGCGGAACAGATGAACTTTTCCATTTAAGCAATCATAGACCTTCACCCGAATTTGTTTTATCCAAGCCAGAGTTTGAAGAAGATTCATTTGGCTTAAAAATGACTTCTAAAATAGTAGATACAACGCATGGCAATGATATTTTAAAATTATATCAAGCAGGTTTAGTTTCCCAACATTCAGTAATGTTTTCAGTGCCAAAAGACAAATGGGAAACCAAGAAGTCCGGAGATGGAACAGAATATACTTCAATAACAGAAGCTAAATTGTACGAAGGTTCTACAGTGGTTTGGGGAGCAAATCCAGAAACACCAACAGTAGAGTTAAAGTCGTTGTACAAAAGCCATTTTGACAACAACATTATTACAGCATTTGAAAGAATGCAAAAGCTAACTAAGGCACTAAAAAAGGGAACGTTTACAGATGAGATGTTTCCATTATTGGAGTTACAGTTAGAGTTTACAAAGAATTTTATACTTGAAGAAATTGAAGCAATTAAAAGCACTCAGACCGTAACAACACCTGAATCGCTTGAAACAGTGGAAGTTTCTAAAGATGAATCAATAGTTAAATTTTTAAAAGAATTAAATAAAGAATTATAATGAGCGAAGAATTAAATTCAGCAAAAACAGAATTGCTTGAAAAAGTTAAAGGTTTGGTAGAGAAAGCTAAAGGAGATGCCACAAACGATGCCAGTGCAAAGATTGAAGCTAAGGCGGTGGAATTGGCTGCAAAGATTGAGAAATCGGCTGACAAGGCAGAATTTGACAGTTTTAAGGATGCCATTGCAAAACAAGTAGATGCTTTGGAATTGAAATTGAAGAACAATGCAGAAAGCAAGACAAAAGAGGTTGTTTCTATTAAGCAAGCAATTTTAAACTCTATTGAAGAGCAAAGAGAATCAATAGACAGAATCGTTAAATCCGATGGCAAGCAAACAGAGCCTTTGTATTTGAAAGCTGCAGTTACAATGGGGCTTAACAATACGATTGAAGCAGGTTCTACTTTCCAAACGATTACGCAAAACACAGGTATTGTTTCTGTAATCAGACAAAGACAAGAAAGATATTTGGCGAACGTTTCGGTGGGTTCAACAACAGCAAAGCACGCTCTTTGGGTTGAAGAAGAAGATGCACAAGGTAACCCAATCTTTATCGGTGAAGGAGATACCAAAACGCAATTATCTGTTCTTTACAAAGAGAAGACAATGCCAGTGGGTAAAATTGCCGTTTACGGTAAAGTTACAACAGAGATGTTGGCAGATGCTGGGCAGTTGGCTTCATACGTTCAAAACAACTTGTTAAAAAGAGTTTCAGTAGTAACTGAAAACCAACTATTGACTGGCGATGGTACAGGTGATAATTTGAAAGGTTTGAAGACTTATGCAACTACTTTCAGTGCCGGTGCTTTGGCTTTGGCGGTTGATAATGCCAACGAGTTTGACGTATTAAACGCAATGGCTTTGCAGGTTGAGATTGCTAACGGTATTCCAACAGCGGTGTTTGTACACCCGAGCACAATAGCGAAAATGAAAACTTTGAAGTCAAGCTCAAACGAGCCGCTTTACAAGCAATACACAGATTTCGCTGGTGACATGGTTATCTATGGCATGAGGGTAATAGCAACAACAGCGGTAACTGCTGGAGAGTTTATCGGAGGTGACACTTCAGTGGCAAACGTTTTGTTTAGAGAAGGTCTTTCAATTCAGATAGGCATGGATGGCAACGACTTTACGCAAAACAAGAAAACTATTCTTGTTGAGCAAAGATTGGTACAATTTGTATCTGCAAACGATACGCCAGTAATTGTAAAAGGTGTATTTAGCACCGCAAAAGCTGCACTCGAAACTGCTTAATCATAACACAAGGGGAGGATTAATTTCCTCCCTTTTTTAAAATTTAAAATATGTTTGAAGTAAAAAAAGAATTTAACGGTCATAAGGTAGGAGATATAGTTAATTTTAAATACCATATTGCTATAGATTTAATAGCATCAGGTTTTATTATCCAAGCAGAAAAAGTAGTCACAAAAGAAAGAAAGCTAACGAAATGACAAGGACAATATTAAATAGTTGTACACAAACCGAAACAGGCAACGAACTTATTACTTTGAGTGAGGTTAAATCTTACTTAGGCATAAGTACTTCGGTTCATGATACACTGTTAGCAATATTGTTGGAATCAGGAAGGCAAGAAGTTGGTTTATACATTAAACAGGCATTAGTAACCACGAACGTAGAGGCTCAATTCGAAAGCGTAAATGAATATTTTAACTTACCAGTTATACCGTTACAAGGAAGTATTACAGTCGTTGATATGGACAATGCATCGGTTTCTTTTACTGTAGGCGGAGGAAATAATCCAAAGGTTAAGTTAACATCAGAGGATCCAATCAAAGTGACATACACAGCAGGTTATGCAAGTTTGAGTGATAACCTTAAAATGATAGTCATAAAGAAGGTAGGAGAGGATTTCGAGTTTAGAACAGGCATAACATTAACGACAAGCAATTTACTTCCAAACAACTGGAGAGAATCGGCTTTAAAATATAGAAGTTCATGGCTGATGTAGTTTTAAACTTTGGAGACCTTAGAGACCAAATCGGATTTTATACTGTAACACCAACGGCAGACGGTGGCGGAGGTTATACCAGCACAAAAACTTTGTCTTTTGAAATATTGGCTAAGATAGTACCTAATGGCAGGGCTAAGATTGATGGTCAAGGAATACAGATATTTCAAGAAGTGTTTGATGTTTGGATTAGGAACGAGGTAACGATTAACGATACTATGCTGGTTAGATACAATTCTAAGGATTACAGAATATTATTCGTTGAAAACGTTGAAAATAGAAATAAGATTTTAAAACTTAGAATTGCAACAAAATGAAAGTAACAGCACTGAAAAATATTGATTCATTGAAATATGGTCTTGTGGGTCAAGGAGAAGAAAAAGAAGTGGATGAGGAAATAGCATTAATTTGGATTAAACATGGTTTAGCACATGGCACAGATAACAGTGAAGGGGATGCAGGCACTAAAGGCAAAACTAAGAAATCTTGACGCTCAAGTAACCACAAGGACTAAGTTTGCTGTTGCTAAAGCTACTCAAAACATACAACTAAAAGCTGTTTTAATCGTTCCGGTAAAAAAGGGAAAACTAAAACAAAGCATAAAATCAAAATATGATAAAGGCGGATTGATAGGCAGAATTTCAGCGACAGAAGATTATGCACCTTATGTAGAGTTTGGAACAGGGCAGTTTGTAAAAGTTCCGAAAGGTTTTGATGAAATGGCGATGAGTTTTTTTGTTAATGGCAAAGGTAAAATGAAACCAAGACCTTTTTTGATTCCAAGCTGGGCAAGTGAAGTGCCAATTTTTAAAGCAGATTTAAAAAAGATAATTAAAGATTTGAAGTTATGAAATGGGCAGGATATGAATTACGGAAAGCTTACGTCACAGCGATAGGAAATTCCATAACAAGTTCGGGACAAGTTGTAAAAGTTTACGACATGGAAGCACCGATTAATTCACCAAGACCATTTATAATTTTAGGTTCATACGTTCAGACTGAAGACCAAAACACAAAGGACAATTTTGGAGGAACTGCAACGTTAAATATTGAAGTTAACACAGAGGTTATTCCAACGTATGGAGGCAGGAAACAAGCGGACGATATATTAAACGCAGTTTTAACAATCGTTAATCCAAGCAGAGACACAATTAATTTAACAAGTACAATATTTAATTTTGTCAGTTTAGAATTAAGTGGTAGTTTTGATGGGTTCAATGATGGTAATAGTGAAACGAATTACAGGACAGTAGCAATTTTGCAACATAAATTTTTTGAAAAATAATATAATACAATGCCAAGCGGAAAATTTAACGGGAAAGACATGAAGGTTTACACCGTTTCAGGTGGAACAGAAACCTTAATAACGGATACAGATTCGAGTGAAATTAGTTTCACGATGTCGCCAATAGACACTACAACCAAAGATTCAAACGGTTGGAGAGAAGTAATAGCTGGATTAAAAGAAGGTTCTATTTCAATTAGTGGAATGGTAAATTATTCAGGTACTAACCAAGTGGATCAACTGGTAGATGCTTTGGTTAATGGTACACAGTTAACTGTTAAGTTTAAGACCACAACCACAGGAGATACAACTTATCAATGGGCATGCTTTGTTACAAGTGTACCTTTGACATTTGGACAGGATGAAGCAGCGACATTTACTTGTGATTTAACTCCAACAGGAAGTCCGACTATTTCAACAGTAGCAGCATAATATGAAGGGATTAGTAGATTTCAAAAATAGCGAGGGAGAAGTTAAACTGACGTGCCTATTTGGCATGATGGCAATTATGGATTTTTGCGAAGACAGGAAATTGTCATTTAGTCAATTTGAGGAATCTTTGCGAGACAATACAGACACGATTCAATTAATGAAAAATTTCATGTCATTGATTTATTTTGCTGCAATTAATTATTCGGTTTATAAGAAAGAAGAATATACTTTGTCGCAAAAGGAAACGTTTTTGTTAATTGACGTGGAAGGGCTTTTAAACGAAAGTAATATTGCTATTATGACAACCGCTTTATTTTCAGGTTTCGCAAAAGTTGAACAAAAAAAAACAAAGGTGAAAGCATAAGAGAAAGTCACTTTGACATTTTATTATTTTGTTACGGGGAACTCGGACTAAAAGGAAGTGAAATAATTGAGCTTACTTTGTTCGAGTTCTTTATGCTTAGAGAGGGTTATAACAGAAGAGAGGAATTAAAATGGGTGCATACAAGGGAATTAATGACGATGATTAATAATACAAGCATGGGATGTAAACCAATAACACCTGAAAAGATTAAACCTTTAAATTTAGATAGCAGAATCCAACATAATGAAAGTGCAAGTATTGATTTATTTAAAAACATGGTAAAATAATGGCGGCAGATTTAGAAGTTAGTATCGGCGTAGATGTTGATGAGTTAAATAATGGCTTAAATTCAGCAAGCAAAAAATTTGAAGAGTTTGGTAAAAAAATGACCAGCATAGGCTCGGCAATGTCATTGGCGATTACCACACCTTTGCTTTTGATTGGCAAGCAAATGATTAAGGTAGCTTCCGATTCACAAGAAGCTACTAATAAGGTCGAGGTTGCTTTTGGCAAATCAGCGGATGCGGTAAAAGAATTTGCAAGTACATCATTAACTCAATTCGGTATCGCTAAAGGTTCAGCAATGGACATGGCTTCGACTTATGGAGATATGTCGACTTCTATGGGTCTAACGCAAGAACAAGCCGCAAGTTTATCGACTTCTTTAGTAGGCTTAGCTGCAGATTTGGCTTCATTTAAAAATATAGGAATAGAGCAAGCAAATACAGCCTTAAAAGGCATATTCACAGGCGAAACAGAATCTCTTAAAACTTTAGGAATAGTAATGACAGAAGCCAATTTAAAGGCTTATGCTTTATCAAAAGGATTCAAAGGAAATGCAGAAGATTTAACACAGGCTGAAAAGGTTTTACTTAGGTATAATTATGTATTGGCAAACACCACAAATTCACAAGGTGATTTTGCAAGAACTGGAGGAGGTGCGGCAAACCAAATGAGAATGTTTGGAGAATCGTTAAAAGAAATAGGAGACACTTTTGGAACAACTGTTTTACCATCATTTACAAAAGGAATAACTCTTGTAAATAATTTTATGAAAGAGTTTGCTAAATTAGACAGTGAAACAAAGAAAAATATAATTATAGGTTCAGTTTTTGTGGCTGCAATTGGACCAACTTTAGTGGCAATAGGAGCATTAATAACGGCAGTTAAAACAATAGGTGTTGCTATTGCAGCACTTAATGCTCCAATCATAGCAGTAATAGCTTTAATTGCTGCTCTTGCTTATGGTGCAAGTGAAAACTTTTCTACACTAAAGACAAATTTACATACTCTTAATAGAGAGTTTTATAATTTTGAACGGACAATGGTTAGACTTTTAAGGATAATCAACGGTAACGAATGGACAAACAATCGCTTAATGGAATTGCAAGAAGAACTTGTAAAGCGTTCTGATGCAATTAATAATATAGGTTTTGGAGAAAGCATACAAAAATTTGTTGCAGAAGTAAAAAAAGCTAATGTCTCCATGACTGGCTTACTTGATTTTACAGGAAAGACAAGCGGCAAAGTTGAAACAGGAGTTACAGAAAAGCAAATAAAGGATGCTGGTTATAAAAGACTTGAAGCATTTAAAAAAATGCACTCCGATGAGATGAGGGAAAGGGATAAGCAGTTTTCTGAAAGGCTAAAGAAAGAAAGAGAATATGCTTTAGAAATGGAGAAAGTTTTAAGCTTAGAAGACTTGCCAGCAGTAAATCCTATATCTTTAAATTTTAGCGAAGAACAATCATTAAATATTACAGGATTAAAAAGCGACTTAGGTCAAGATATTGGAGGATTAAGTGATTTTTTATTAAATAATTGGAATAATTTAAGGTCAAGATTTAGTGAATTAAATTTGCCAGAGTTCCCAAGTAATCAGAAAATTTTTGAGAAATTAAAGATAGATTGGACAGATGGAATTGATGATGCGGAATCAGAAATGATTGAAGGTTTCCTTAAAATGCGAGATGTACTTAAAGGAGTAATGGATATTGTTTCAAACACTTTAGGTGATACTTTTTCAGGAATTTTTGAATCAATGTTTGATAAAGATGTTAAATTTGACTTTAAGAAAGTATTGGGGTCATTTTTAAAAGCAATGGGTCAAATGGCAATATCTATGGGTGCTGCTATTTTAGCAGTCGGTTTAGGATTAAGTGCTTCAGTTGTTGGAACTGCTGTTGCAGGAAAAGAAGTAGCGGCAGGTCTTGGTTTGATTGCTTTAGGGGGTGCATTAATGGGCGGAGGTTCTGCTATTGGTAACAATTCTAACAGTTCTGTTAGTACATCAACAGGAGCAAGGAATATTGTACCATTTCAAAATCCATCAGGATTTAACAACACCGTAAAATTCGAGATTCAAGGCAATACATTAGTAGGGGTATTAAATAACGTAAATAGAGCAAATGGCTAAGGCATTAAAATATTTCTTTGAGTTTTCAGATATTGACGCAGACGATTACAAAGTAGAAATTTGGGTTGAAGGTTTTGCAGGCACAGCAACAGAATTAATTGCAGGAGGTAATCCACTAACACGAACCTACAACAAAGACGTTGGCGAGAAATATCTCGGTGGAATTGTGCCATCAGTTATTAGCATTGAAGCGATTTCAAATGCTTCGTTTCATGCGGTGGACTTTACCGGTCAAAATTATGGAGATGCGGTAGCGGTTGTTTACAAGAATACTGTTTTGCAATACAATGCTATTATTGTGCCTTTTGAAGGTTCGGATTCAGATTTAAATGATGGGATTTATTCTGTTAATTTAAGTGCCGAATGTGGATTGGTAAATTTAAAAACCATAACTTTTTTACCATCAGGAACAAGAAAAAAATTATTAGATGTAATAATACAATGTATTAACAATATTCCATACGTCAATAGCTTTGGATATTCAGTAGTTGATAATGTAGATTTAAGGGATGCCGATTTAAATAAGCCATACTATTACGAATCGTTTATAGAAGATAAGTTCTTTGAGGGGTTAAGTTGTTATGATGTTATTAATAGCATTATTCAGCAATACGGGCAATTTACGTTTACAGATGGAAGATGGGATATTAAAAACATTGCAGAAATATCAAAAGTAAATAGCGTAAAAAGGACTTACAGCAATGCAGGAGTTCTTCAATCAAGCACAACGTACACAAGACCAGATGAAAGCGTAACAAGGATAGCAGGCGGCGATTTTGGGCTTATGTTCAGCCAAAAGAGTGTAACGATTGAAAAGACTAAATCCATATCAAGAAGTTTAAACCCAAATTCAGGCTTTGATAATCCGACAGGTTGGACTTTTGAAGGCATTGCACCTTTGTTATTTGAAATTACAAACGGTTATTTGACAAACAAAGGCAATACTTGGTTTACAGAACCGAGTAATTTGCCAGACAGTTCTTACGTACAAAGTCCACCAACAACTTATTTCCCTTTTAAAAGTATTTTTGATCTAAGCCCAAAACAAGAGTTAAAGATTAAATTCAAATCCACAAAAGGGAAATTCATTAAGAACTTAAGGCTGCAGATTATTTCAGTACAAAGCACAGGATTTAATACTTACTATTTAACAAACGAGGGTACTTGGTATAGGGCAGTAGCAGGAGTGAATACGCCTATTTATGCAGCAGATTTTAAAGATGATGTTGAAGAAGTAATAACTATACCACAAGTACCTTACCTTGATACTTCCACACCTATTTTAAATAGTAATATAATTCCAAACTTTGGGGAGTTTTTACCATTTCCATATAATCAACCACCGACAGATGTATCATATCAGCTTTATATTCGGGTGTTTATGCCAGAAAGGTCGATTGATAATTTCTTAGCAGGCAGTTCTGTACCAATCATAGATTTAACAACTCAAATAGATTATTTTAATATCACATCAGAAGAACTTAATAATAATGCCTTAAATGGTTTTACTAAAAAGTTCGGGGTTGTAAGCCAAAAAGATAGAAGTGGAGATTTAACGATAAAACTTGGGGTAGGTTATCCATCGTTTCCGGTTGCTTATGATTCTTTGTTTTTTAACGGATCAACAACAAAGCCAATAACACTGTACAATTCTTTACCTATTGAAGAATTTATTGCTGATTCTTATTTAAGTGTTTTATCTCAAAGACAAAAGTTTTATCAAGGTACAGTAATTGCCAATATTGAGTTTGGAGACTTATTAGATATTGATGGCGAAAAGCACAGAATACATAATTACGAATATAACTATAAGTTAAAGCAGGCAAATATTAAAACAATCGGATTGGGAGTTAATGCTGATACGATTGAAGAATTACCAGTTTACGATTCGGATGTTAATTTAGATATTGATTCTATTCTTAATCAAGTTGATATTGATATGAATAGAAAGTATGGAGACAACCTTAATTTAAAGTTTGTTGACAAAAATATTCAAATTAATACCTTAGCAGATGGGCAAAAGAGTTTAAGTCTTAGACAAGATTTTAGAATCAGCAGGTTATATTCAGATGACGTTTTTTTACGGACTGCAAGCGATGGAAGTATTCAAGACGTTGCAGAAGATACAGAGGGAAATTTTACACTAATAAAGCCAGCAAAAGATGGTACTTATGCTTTATTAGAAGACATTGAGGACTTGGCATGGTTACAAGACGGAAACACTGCAACGGTAGCGACTAAGAAGCTGGGAACGCTTGATAACTTCGATTTTAATATCATAAGGAATAATATCAATATTGGACAAATTAAGTCCACAGGATTAGACCTTTTAGACAATAGATTAGATGTTGGAGCGGTTCAGTATAACGTGGCAACGGCTCAAACTGTTGGCGTTGCTAAAACAATTTGGAACGATACTTTTGGAACATTAGAATTTGGCTTAAAAGGCGGGAATGTTAATTACCGTTTAGGTCAGAGTTCAATCGTTTATGTTAAGAGTGCCGACAATGCAGGACTAACAAAAGGAACGGTCGTTTATACAGCAGGAAGTGATGGAGTTAATAAAACTGTAAGATTAGCACAGGCAAACGCAGAAAGTACAAGCAGTAAAACATTTGGTATTATAGCGGAAACCGTAAGTGGTGGAGCAAAAGCATTTTGCACAACATTTGGGAATCTTGAAGGCATAAATACTTCAGCATTTGCCGAAGGTGCAACGATATATTTAAGCCCGACAGTTGCAGGAGGCATGACAACAACAAAGCCATCTGCACCTAATCACATGGTAGTTGTTGGATTTTGTTTAAGAAGCCATGCAACGCAGGGAGTAATATTTGTAAAGGTGCAAAACGGCTTTGAACTTGATGAGCTTCACGATGTAGCCATTGGTACTTTGGCGAACAATAATCTTTTAGCTTATGAATCAAGTACAAGTTTATGGAAGAACAAGACTTTTGCGGAGTTAGGGTTATCATCAGGAACAGGAACGACAAACTTTGTAACAAAGTGGTCAAACGCAACGGGAGGGTTAACCAATTCTCAGATTTTTGACAATGGGGTTAATGTGGGGATTAACACAAATAGCCCGACAGATTTACTTCATATAAATGCTGCTTCAAATGGTGGAATACTATTAACGGTTGGTAATGCGATAAAAGGCATTCAGACAAGCACAGGAAGTAAAGTACAATTAGCTTGGTGGGGAGGTACTGATTTGGTCTTTGGAAGAAGCACTGAAGGGGGAGCAATAACTAATTACATTTGGCGTACAGGCAATGCCAATGCTGACAGGATGACGCTCAACGCTACGGGTCTTGGCATTGGAGTTTCAAGCCCTGCACAAGCTCTTCATGTGTTCACCGCAAGTCCACACCAAATTCAAGTACAAAGGTCAGGGGTAGCAAGTGCGTTAATTGGCGTTTCTGCACAAACGGCAAATAGTACAGGTGATTTATTATTTGATGGAGGACAAGCAAGTCAAGGGTTTGCATTCAGGTCAAGAGATGCAAGCAATGCAGTTGTTAATTCTTTGGGAATAGATAGGAATGGAAATGTCGGCATTGGAACAATGGGCCCAACTCAAAAATTAGAAATTCATGGAGGTAATGATGTAGGTATTTCTATATTTAACACTACTGCTAACTTTTGGGATATTACAAATGGTTTGAACGGAACTCTTAATTTCATAAGAGGAA